GTTCCCGCTGTGTTTGTGGCAGACGGTGCATAAATATTAATACCCTCTTGATCAGAAAATCTAATAAACATATCATCTTGTGTGGTTGTATCACCAATAGTTGTTTCTGTTCCAAGATGTATTAAGTGTCTTGTTGTTGGTGATATTAACGTAACCCTTGATGCAGTGGGATTATTTCCTGTTTCAAAACCAGATGTTGTAGTTGATGCCCTATTTGATAAAGGTGTTGCAGCTCCGGCGTTCCATGTAAATGTTTTACCGTTTGCAATAGTTGCTATAAGAACTTGTCCAAAGTTATCTAAACTCCAAAGACCTGGTTCTAAAACTACAGTCGATGCATTTACCGCGCTACCAAAACCAGAAAAGTTTGTAGCGTTTGTAACTGTTGCACCACTACTATGTGCTTGTCCATTTGATGTACCAGCTGTTGCTGTACCATTTGTACCTCTGGTAATACCAGTTAAATCGTTAGAACTTATTCCCGTATATGTAATTAATTCATTACCGACTGCTATTGTTCCACCACCTGTTGGAAAACCTGTAACAGATGTTAAAGTTATTGATGTACCAGATCCTCCCGTACCAGCAGTGTCCGCATTTAAAGCACCGTTTAAAGTTGTTGTTGCAACTCCAGATACTGTTCCTCCAAAATTACCAATACCAAAACCGTAACCATAAGACTGAGCTGCAGGACCAACTTTTTCATACGGTATAACATCACAAGATCCACCACCCGCTGCACCGGTTGTGGTCTGTGATCCCGTTACAATAGCAATTAAAGATGATGTTACTCTTGTTACTTGAAATAATTTATCTTCAAAAGCAGCATTAGTTAGACCAATACCACTTGGAACTGATACATTATCTAATAAAATAATATCACCTGATTCTAAATTATGTGCTGAAGAAAATGTTAAAGATACTTCTTGTGTTGCATCTTGAGCAGACATAACAACAGAACTAATAGTAGCTTTTACTGGTGTAACATCGTGAAGTTGCCCTTCAAAATATATAAGTAAAAATTTATCAGAACCTAGCGCAACATATCTATTACCATCTAAATCAACAAAAGAATGTTGTTTTCTAACTGCACCAACTATTGTGTCTGATACTAAAGAAGACCAACCACCAACTTTTTCTGGTAGTCCATATCTAAATCTAACATTGTCTGAATCTATCCAACGCTGTTCTGCACCGACAGTGGTATCTTGTTTGTCGATTCCAGGTTTAAATTTGAAATCAATGAGAGCCATAGTTTTTGCTCCTACTGGTTAGTTGACTTCAATACCCAGCCAACAGTCACATTAACATAAAGAAGTGTTACTGCCTGACCGTTAACATTTAAAACTAAATTAGAAGTTCCCGCATTTATTTTGTGACTATTTCTATTTACTGTAAGATTGTTAGATGCAAAAAAGTTACCACCATCTACTATTGTTATCTCGTCTCCTGTAGCCGCAGAAGCTGGTAATGTAATTGTTATAGGGTTAGTATTTGTTATTGCAATTATTTGATCATTTTTTACCGCAGTATATGCAGTTACAGATGAAGAGTTAACTGTATAATACCCTTTTTGTAAAATAGATTCTGTAGTATCTGTTCCGTCAGATATTAAACTTACAATAGATCCTGCAGCAATTGTTACAGGATTAGAAGATGATGCTGTCTTTACTGTTAATGTAAAATTACTTGTAGTTCTATTTGTTGCATCTTCTATTATAAAATATCTTTCTGCACCGCTAGGCATAGTCACAGTTCTATTAGCGGCTAATGTTCCTGTTAATTTATAGTATATGTTTTTACCATTAGATGTTGATCCGTTGTCCAAGGCCAGTGTTACATCAGCAGAGGCCACATCTAAAGACAGATAACCCGTGGCAAGCTGCTCTAATATCTGTAGATTGGTATTTGTTATATTACCCCAAAGACCAGCCTTTTCACCGGTTGTAATAATCTCTAATTTTGAATTTGTTGAAAATGTTGATGCCATATTAAATCGGGTCTATTTCTACCCAAACACTATTAGTATTTGGATCTATTTCACTCCATGTTATTGCCGTTGCATCCTTAACAGTTATAGTTAAAGGTGTTGCATCAGGCGTTACATTTGCTTTACCGATCAATGTAACACTTCCTGTGTTCAACGTCAATTGGTTTCCAGTTACAACCGCATTAGCAGCCGCAGTAATTACTACGCTTCCTGCAGATAAAGTTAGTCCACTTCCTGCAACAGTTACGTTAGCTGCAGCATTAATTACTACGTTTCCTGTAGCTGCTGTTAAAGGACTCCCTGTTACATTAACAAGAGCTCCTGCTAATGTTGATGCTGCTCCTATAGATAGTGTTAAAGGACTTCCTGTTACGTTAACTGTAACGTTAGGATCAAATACTGTGCTCGATATTGGAAGAGCAGATATGGCATTGAAACCGAGCATTTATTACGCTCCTGGTTTAGTTGGCCATGTAACAGCTTCTACTTGTTCAACAGTTGTCAACCCGTTTGTTATATCTCTTAGTTCTTGTCTGTATGTTTGCCAAGCTGTTTTATCAGCTATTGGTGAATCTGGTAAAACTGTCCAATCTGATTCTGCTAAAAGTCTATTTCTATCTCTTCTTAAAGATCTCATAGCTATAGCAAAAGGTGGATTATCTGCCAGCCATGTTTGCTCTTGATTATCTCTTTCAGCTTCCTCTGCTGGTGTAAGATTAACTTTAACTCCATCTACTAATTTATGTCTACTCATTATTTTACCAATCCATATAAAGTAAATACACCAGATGTTATATTTCCTGATGACATTTGTATTTTAACATTGTTGATTGCATTATCTCCAATACAAATAAAACCTGTATCCCAATGGTAATCATTTGTTTGATGACCTGCTACCCATGTTGAATGGCAAAATTTATTTGCACCACTAAATGCGTTTGCCATACCATACAACCAAATTTGACAACCACCATCTTTATCATTTCCTAAATCTGTTCCTAATTGAACTGCACCACTTATATCATTACGTTCGGTCCCAGTAGTCGCATTACCTGTTAGTGCTATAAAATTTCTACCTGAGTACATTGTTGTTGTTAAATAAGAAGAACCACTATCTTCAGAAAAATACATATAAGGTTCAACCCCATCTGTAGCAGCTCTTATCTTATGACCTACAAGTAAAAAATTATCGTAGGTAGCTGTTGTTAAATTAAAAGATAAACTTGCACTAGCACTGGCTGTTGCTGAAGATATTTTATTTAAAGCTCCCGCAGTAAAGCTAGTTGCACCTGTACCACCATTAGCTGCCGGCAATGTTCCTGTAACATTGCTTGCTAAGTTTACTAATTGATTCGGTCCTAATCTAGTTAATGCCATAATATTACTCCGCTAATTTAAATGCTCCAAAACCTGTATATGATTCTATTCCTGTTGGTGTACCACCAGTTGCTCCAGATACAACTTCAGAATTATCTTGTACTCTTGCATATAGTGTTATTACATCACTTGCAGTTGCAGAAATAACACCACCAAAATGCATGAATACTTCATGTCCATCTGAATTTGCATGTACTCTATCATTCATAATACCTGACCAAAAAGAACCACCTTTATACAATGCTATTTGTGCATCTTTACCAGCATTTATAGTATTAATTCTTGCATGAGCAAACATATAATAATTTCCTGTGCTTGGAACTGTAAAAGCATTTGATGCAAAAACACTATCAGTGTCAAAAATTTCTTGATCTAAAGTAACTTGTGTCCATGTGTTTGCTGATATAGTTTGATCAGCAGATTTAGTTACTAAAAAACCTGATGCGTTAGTTGAACCAAATCCTGTAGCTGTTCCAGAGTTTGTAATAGTTGCACCAGATGGAATTGTGATTGTATCACCAGATGCACCGATAGTAATAGTATTAGAACTTTCGTTGATAATGTTATTACCGTCTGCGTCCTGTATCGTGTCTACTTTTAATATACTTGTCATTATACTCCTATTCTATACTATCATTTTATACGCGTAAAAATAAGTTTCTCTCCTTGAATCACTATTTCCATTTAAATGTCCACTACCAGAATTTACATTAGCATATCCATTTACAGTAAGAATATCTCCAGCAGATAAAACTTGTATGTCTGTAAATGAAACATTGGTATTATAAACTGGATTGCTTTGAAATGCAGTGCCATAATTTGAAACTATTGTTCCATTTTTTAAAAGATAAAGAATAGCATGGTCTAATTGACTATATGTACCTGCACCAATACTACAACCCGCACCAACCATATATGTGCCACCCTCTCCACTTGGAACTGTAAAAGCGTTTGAAGCAAAAGCATTGTTTGAATCAAAAATTTCTACATCAAATGTAATTTGTGTTCCTGTTGCATCAGAGATTGTTTGACTTGCTGAGTCGGTTTTTAATGCAAAAAATCTTGGAGTATTTACACCACCGAATCCTGTAGAAGTTCCAGAATTAGTTATTGTACAACCAGATGGAATAGTAACAGTCTCTCCAGATTGACCAATAGTAATGGTTCCTGATCCACTGCTCGTTTGTATATTCGATACTTTTAATGTTCCGTTTGCCATAATATTATTCTATAATTTTGTATCCCCAAAAATTTGTAAATGTTCCACCCTCTGCTCTACCATTAGCGGTATTACAAGAAAAATAAACATCAAAATAATCTGAACTTCCA